CGCTATCGAGCAAGCCGACGTCTTCCGGCTTTGGCGCCGCTTCCGTGGGGTTCACCCACGGGGCCGAGCCACCCAGACGGACGTACCTGTCCGCGCCACCGATGTACATCATCACCGTATCCCCGGGGTAGCACGGAATGCCCGAAACGGTCACCGGTTTATCGGTCTCGTTTTCCACGATCAGCATGGAGGAAGGCTGAATGCCCTGCGGGAAGGCGCGCAGCTCGGTCGGGTCATTGGCAGTCACCGGTACGATGCAAGGATTGCAATCGTGACCGATGATGCCGTCCGCCGTAGGCCGGCGCAGCGCCGCGGCCGGGAAAGGTACCATGACCACATCCGGCCCGTCTAAACTGTCCGGGGCAACGAACGTGTACCGCCGCCCCGTGGTCTCATTTCTGTACATCGCCACTTCTACGCTTATTTAGCAGAAAGCAGTGCACCGATGTATTTGCCCGTGATCGGCAGCGCCATGCCGCGCATGTTGAAGCCGATGATGTCACCGCGGTGTTGCGGGTCTTTGAGCGCGGAATACATGTCAAAATCACCCTGACAGCGACCCACGGAATCCTCGTGGTAGGCCAGTGAGGCAGGCACATCGTCCGTGGTGGCCGCTGCGCCCCACGCCTTCTTCTCGTGCGTCGTATTCAGATAACCCGGGGTCAGCGAGCAACGTACGACGCGGAATGAAAACAGGCGATTCTCATTCCAGATGTTTTTGTACGCTTTGAGGTCTTGCAGCATCAAGTCCGAGGCATGCACGTGGTTCAACGCCAAAATGCGCTCATCCTCGGGCACCTCCAGCTCGTTGAATCGAAGTTCCATGTCGAGGATGTCCTCGAACCTCAGCATCTTATACCCTCGCTTGTTGGTTTCTGTCCCGCCGGCGATCGTCACGGGGGTCGTCGGGGTGTCTTTCTGCGGCGCCCAATTGAAGGCGGCCAGCGTGGTAAACTGCTTCAGCAGCGCCTTCTTGTGCCCCTCGATGACACTTTGACGTTTCTCCGATGATTCTTCCACTTCGATGGCATCGCGGTAAACCGTGTTTTCCGTGTCGAAGCGGTGCAAGGGTAGCTGGTGAGGCACATCCGTGCGGGTAACTACCGGAATCGGCCACACGGTATTATCCATGTAAACCTTCGGATCGACGCCGGCCTCTTGCAGATTCAGTGCGTTGTTATCCACCCACGCGTCGAGGTTTTTGCAGTAGGACAACAGGGCGTTGCTCGGATAAAACTTTTCAATGATTTCCGGAATCCAGATCTCTTTATTCAATCCCATTTCTATACTGTTTAATTGTTATTGCAATGCTGTTTCAGGACGGATCATGGCCGTAGGCTTCACGGAATTTCTGCACATAGAGCTCGTGATCCTTTTTCAGCTCTTTCAGTCTGTCGGCCTTCAGAATGTCGGCAAATGACATGTCAGCCAGTTGCACCATGTTGGCGGCCGCTCCTGCGGGTGTGACTTGTGCGGCGATGCTCGGACGCTTGGGGATGGATGCCAGCCGGACGGAAGCCTGCGCAAAGTCCATCTCAAAGTCTTTCAGCCATGCCTCGCGGCCGTCTGCATTGATACGGGCTTCGCGGATGGCACCATCCACCAATCGCACGGCCTCGGCCTGTTCCGCCTCTTTCTTCGCCTTATTGATCGACTCGAGTCGCTCAGTCAGTTGTTTGTTTTCGTCGCGGAGACGGACGGTCTCCGTTTGCAGCTCGTCGCGGTTGCGGATGATGACCTCGACCGCCTCCGTTACAGCCGCTTCGCCAGCGGCATCATTGAGTTTCAAAAGTTCCTTCAGTGTCATATATGTATCATTTGAAATTGCGGTATCGGGGCTCTCAGCAAATAGGCGGATCACCTGCGCACGGTCATTGAGATCTACCCGCGTACCCGTGGCACGGTCATAGAGCGCCAGCGCATTGTGGTTGGCTCCAATGGGGCAAATCGACGCTTCGCGCGCTGTCCAACGCACAATGGTCGGCCCGGTCTGTCCCGGCATGCGATACACCGGATCCTCCGATGCCTCGTCTACCCACGCAGAAATAGAGGCCATGCGCAGAAAGTCACGTTCCACTTTTCCTGCTACCTCTTTGGCGCGGGAATCCGTTTCATCGAATACGGCATCGGCCAGAATCCGCGTCCCTTCGATGCGGATATTCTCCCACCGGCCGATGGGCAGCTCCCAGTCGTTATGATTGAGCAGCATCACCGGGTTACGGCGGAACTCATCCAAGTTCGCCCCCGCGGTCAGCATACGGATCCCATACGTGTTCACCGTCTCATCGTGTAATATGAAAGTCTTTACAGCCATTGTGATCTTGTTGTCGACTGCAAAAGTGTCAGTCCCTCAAAATCTCCGCAAATCAGCGTGTAAAAACCTGATAGATTCGGCGGTTTTTCCGATAAAATCAGCGGTTTTTTGCACGACTCTTTTCGGGCAAACGCCCTCTGACTGTAATTTTGTCAGGTATAATTACTAATGTAACAGGTAGAGTAAGATGGATAAACAACCCCCAAAAGGCGGAACGAAGGCCGCCCGCCAGCAGCAGCGTGAACTGGCACGGCTCAAATTCTTTTATCAGCATTGGACGTTCAAGGAAATTTCCGGGTGGCTCGGCGTGTCTGAAAACACCATTGGGAAATGGGCAAAGGATGACGGGTGGAAAGATGAAAAACGATCCCTCACCCAAAGCCGCGAACAGGCCCTGATGGCCGCGTATAAGCAGCTGGGCGAGATCGATGCCAACATCGCCGGACGCCCCGAGGGTGAGCGCTACGCCAACAAAGACGAGCGCCTCGCCCGCCGTGACCTGCGCCGCGACATTATGGAAATGGAAGCCGGTAGCGGCGTCCGCGATGTGATCAATGTATCGCAGGCCTTACTGAATTGGCTGCGCGCCTTCGATCCCACAAAGGCCATCGAAGTCAGTGCCCTATTCGATCAATACATTAAAGAGATGCTCCGATGAAGCTGACGGACAAACAGGCTTTACAGGAATGGGAGCAATACCTGCAATCCATCCGCGAAGAAACGGCCATCGATCGCGCCATGCCCGTGGCCGAACGCGAAAAGCGCCGCCAATGGCTCGAGGCGCATCCTCTCGAATGGATCAAAGAGCTGTTCCCACGGTTCGCCAAATATGACTTTGCAGGCTTCCAAAAGAAGGCTATCGCCCGCATCATTCGGCAAGCCACGGAGGGTAACTGGTACGAGGTGCTCTCATGGGCGCGTGAGCTGTCAAAAAGTACCACGGTGATGTTCGTTGTGATGTTTTTAGCGCTCACCGGCCGCAAGAGGAACATCCTTTTGACCTCCAACAGTAGCGACAATGCCGAGCGCCTGCTGCGCGTCTACCGGGCGCAGCTCGAGGCCAACAAACGAATCGCTTTCTATTACGGCAATCAGCGGGGCACAAAGTGGACGGAGGAACATTTTATCACCGCCCGCGGCGTTTCCTTCTTTGCCGTGGGTGCCCGTCAGTCGCCCCGTGGTTTCAAGCTCGACGAGGTGCGCCCAGACGTCATCCTGCCCGACGATTTCGACACGGATGAAGAATGCCGCAATCCTGAAATCATCGCCGACAAATGGAACTGGTTCGAGCAAGCCCTCTACTTTACACGCTCATTCAGCGAGCCCCTGTTGGTTATTTGGTGCGGCAACATCATCGCCCGTGATTGCTGTATTGCCCGAGCCGGTGCGCGTGCCCGTGAGCTGGCCGGGCGGAATAAGCCGCTGGGGAATTGGGACATCATCAATATCCGAATGGTAGACATCCGCCGCCCCGACCCCAAGCGGGACTTTGCTGAGGGCGTTTCGGTCTGGCCGGAAAAGAATACGGAGGCGATGATCGACGAAGTACTCGCTCAGGTGTCGGCCGCCTCGGTGCAAAAGGAATGCTTCAACAACCCGGTGGTTGAAGGGACGTACTTCAAAGAGATCACATGGGGTGCCGTGCCCCCACTTAATAAGTTTCCCTTCCTCATTAGTTATGGCGACCCGGCGCCCTCCAATCGTACGACGCACCGCAAAGGCGTGAAAGCGCTCGGATCGTTTAAGTCGAACGTGCTTTTGGGCATTTTGGATGGCCGTCTGTATGTCATTACGGCTTTCCTCGACCACGTCACCAATGATGAGTTCGTCAATTGGTACTACTACCAAAAGGATTACGTCCGCGACCGTACGACGATTTACAACTACATCGAGAATAACAAGCTACAGGATCCCTTCTACGATCAAGTGTTCAAGCCGCTTTTCCTGCAAAAGGCCATTGAACGGAAATTCATCATCTCTATCGCACCCGACGAGCGAGCCAAACCGGATAAGTTCGCCCGAATTGAAGGCAACCTTGAGCCGCTCAATCGGGCGGGCAACCTGATTTTCAACATTGCCGAAAAAGAGAATCCCCACATGCAGCGGCTCGAGGAACAGTTTAAGCTCTTCGATGATGGACTCCCCGCCCCAGCCGACGGCCCGGACGCAGTGGAAGGGGGTTACTTCGTGGCTCAGCGTAAGGTTGTCGCCATCACCCCCACGGCGTGGTCGATTGGCACGCGGCCGGTGAATAAGAAAAGGTATTGAAAGCGTTTTTTACCCCTCCCAGTTCCATGAAGGGTAGGCACGGCGGAGGGCGGCGGCTGTTTCGCGGCGGGTATGTAGGTCGGACAGGTAGTGGCTGACTCCACGCAGCACGTCCATAATAGACCGTTCGTCTACGAAAAACTCATGCTCGGACAGAATATGCATCACATCATCGAAGCGGCGACGGCGCACCTCTGTCCAATAGTAGAAACGCGCGGCCAGCAACCGGCGGCGCGCCTCGCGACGCTCCACCCGTGTCAAACACATGGAAGGATTTCCCTCCGTCTCTTTCGTCTGGTTCTGTCCGGTCATCATTGATTGCTTGTCCTTGCTTTTGCAAAGGAAGCAAAAGCGGAGGGAGGGAAAAAGGCAGAGGCGCTAACAGCCTCACTCAGACGATTGCCGGCGGCGGCCACGCCTGAAAAAGTAATAGCATACGCCGATGATCGCACTCGAAGGTGCGACAAACACCCAAAAGGCAAAAGCCTTATCATCCCACAGTGCCCAGCTGATCAATCCGAATAACAGGGGAAGCAGCATGAAACCGGAGATCCACGACAGACACCCCGTGCCCGTCAGCAGGTATTTCTCATTCGGTTTGGGTGCCAATTTGTCCACCCTTGTGCGATAAGATAGCCCTGTGCCTGGCAGGCCGATATTCGCATACGCGCCCCGCTTCCCCACGTTCACGGATGCTCCGCGGCGCCCAAAGCTCAGCGACGCCCCCGTCTTTCCCGTATTCAGATGCACGCCCGGGGCGATTTTCTTCCGTCGTCTATAGTTGACTCCCATTGTCGTTTTTGAGTTTTTAGGGGCAAAAGTAAATGCGGAATCCCATCCGCCTATATACAGCAAAGGCGGCCTATCCATCCCGGACTCCGGCCGCCCCTATCAAAAGAAATTTATAACATCTTACTCTTATACCTTGTCTACTTCTTTCCTGACGTCAGGAAAATGCTCCCCCCGCTCTATCTCTACAATCCCCCGTATAATCTCATAAGCCACTTGCGGGACAATCGCGTTGCCGGCCGCTCTTAGGGCTTCTTCGTTGAATCGTTTATCGGCGCGGTGGATAGCTTCTTCGATTTCATCATCAGACAGACAGTCCGCAAAATCCGCTCGTATCCGGCGGCGCAGTGATTCGGGGCATATCCCATCATCGTCAGTGCGAACCGGTGATTCATTCGGAAAATCCCGGAAACACCCGCGCGGACTACGAACCCAGCCACGACTTCCTCCAAGTAGCTGGCCCCCTTCTTCGCTGCCATTTTCTTGTTGTTCACATTCAGCCCTGCGGCCTCGAGGCTTGCTCGTGGCGTTGGAAGCAGGCGCGGAGGCAGGGTTATCGTGTGCCCTCCAATGTTCACCGTCCGCGGCGGCATCGGAGGCGAGGAACCACACTCGGTCGCGTCTGTGGGGTGCCCCGACGGCACAAGCCGGAATAACCACCGGCCGGATGGTATATCCGATGGCTTCAAAGTCTTTGCAGATCCGGCGGACGGTGTATTGCCCGCATTTTGTTTGAAGCTCGTTACCCGCTCCGAACAGATCGGGCTCGCTTTCCAGCGTAGCGACGTGAGCGGGTTGTACCACCCTGAAAGGATGCCAGCAACGTTTTCACCAATAACCCAGCGCGGTCGGACGTCACCAATAATGCGCAGCATTTCTGGCCAGAGGTAACGGTCATCCGCCGCTCCACGGCGCTTCCCTGTTGAACTGAATGGCTGACAGGGGAAGCCCCCGGTGAGTATCGTACGGCGGCCGTAGTCGGCGCCGAATCGTGGAATAAGTCTTTCATCGATGATCGTTTTTGTCAGTGTACGAATGTCTTTATGATGATAGGCGGCGGGGAAGAGGGAAGCCAGCACGTCGGAACCGAATGCGCCGATCTCACACGATACGACCGTCTCGATGCCACACCATGCGGCCGCCATGCCAAACCCGCCGATGCCATCGAACAGACCGATATGAATCATCCCCGCCGCCATCCTGTTTTACTCCTCACTGACCGTTTCCGATGTGTTATTCTCGGCGGCATGCGTCCGACAAACTTCGCAGGCATGTATCCGGCAAGGTTCACTGGTGGCCTTGAGATCCCCCCGGCCAAACTTCCCTGCCTCGGTAGAGGCCGCCCCCCCGGTAGGCCGCTTCCCGATGGCGGATCCACGCGGCAATATCTTTCCACGGGAGCATCCCGCCTACGTTCTTATCGTCCACGTAGCAATGCGCATACACCTTGCGCGCGTCGCTACCATAGGCCACCACCTGATCCGGCTGATGATCGTTTATGCGATCGAAGCCGATGCCCTTTTCAAGCAGCCAGTTCACCATCTCCGTTTGCTGGCGCCCTTCGCGGCATGTCCAGATAATGATGTAGTGCCCTTCGGCACGCAGGGTGTTGATCGCCTCACGCGCCCCAGGCATCGCCTCACCGATCCTCGGCCACTGGCCGTCGTGGATCGTTCCGTCAAAGTCTACTGCGATGATCATAAGCCTTCAGTCTTTACACGTCCGTCATGCTTAAGGGGATGGCCACCCAGGCGCCCGACTCGTCGCGTACCGCCGCGCGGATGTAGTCTTTCGAGGGCGTGGGTTGGTAGCTCTCTTGGATGATGCGCACGCCCTCAATGAAGCGTTCGTCGCCCGTTTCCTCGGCCATCTTTTGCAGTTGTAGCACGCGGGAGGCCTTCAGGTTGCCGGCCTCATCGCGTGACAGCAGCCGCAGGATGGCCTTGACCAGCGCGCGGCTGGCATCGTCGCGGGCCTGCGATTCGATGTACGTTTTGACCATCGCGATACCCTCGTTCACCGTGTCGCGGTAATTGTCGAGCATGTAGTGCCCGATGGTGATGCGCATCGTGCCTTCGGAGTTGGTGAACGTGTGCGACTGCTGATCGTCTTTCACGCCGAACAGCTCCGCCTTCATCTCTAATGCCCCGCGGAAGGCCTCCGCCGCGGCCGACTTTTTCTGGGCGATAGCCTCGCTGATATTCGTCAGCTCGGGCATTACGGCCGCGATCGTCTCATCCACCAATTCCGTGTAGGCTTCGCGATCGGACTTCCGTTTGGCCTCCGCCGCTTTCTTCTCTTTGGCCAGTTTGTAGGCCTCAAACTCTTGGCGCTCCTCGGCCGTCATTTCTACTGTTGTCATTTCTGTTTATGCGTTTAGGTGTTTATCTGTTTATGCACTCAGGGATTTCTTTCCGTCCGTCGGGGAACATCACATAGAGGAAGCCCCCGCCGTCCTGGGGTGTATCCGCCATTCGGCCGACCTTTTCAATGTCTTTTACACGCTGCATAAAGGCGTTATAAAGGCTGCGTAAACGATCCAACGGGATGCGGTTGAAGTTCGTCGCCCCGGCCGCTCGGCAGGCAATAGCCTTTACCCGATTTACATCCGCCTCATAGTCCATCGCTTGGCAGTAGCCGAACACGGCGGCCATCACTCGCTTGCGCCAGCGGTCAGCCTCGGACGCCCGCGGGGTCATCGCCACGGCCAGTTTACTACACACGTCAGCCAGCCCTGCGCAATCCATTTCCGAGGAATGCTCTACGCCATACGAGGCGAGGATCTCGCGCTTACCGTCCTCATCGATCCGCGCCCTGTTTAGCAGCATGTGGAAGCGCTTCAGCAGTTGCCGCTTCCGGTGATCGTTGTCTATTGTTTTCATCATTCTCTACTTCTTCTATCTACCCGGGCGAAGCCCGTAACTACCGGGCGGCCTTGCCCGCCCCTACTTCCTTTTCTCGCCCCCAGTATTCATCCGCGCCTTTGTCCCAGATCACCACTGGCCGACCGCCGCCATAACGGCTCGTGGGGAAGGCTTTGAACCCTTCGATGCGGAAGGCCACGTTGGCATCGCGCAGGATGCGCAGGGCCGTGGGCGTCGAGGGGCGACGGCCGTCTACGTGACTGATGTAGACGAACAGCTTCGTGGGAAAGCGTCGTTTGAGGTCTTTGTATTCTGAAAACTTCAGATCCATGAATTGCACGGAATCGATAAAGACGATGTCCGCACTGCGTTGCCGCCGCAGCCTTTCGCAAAGCTCATCCTTGCTTTCGCGGTCGAGCAGTATCCAGCGGGCACCCGCCTCGAGCAGGCCGGCGCGGTCGACAGCCATCTGGATCGTTCGCGAATTGCCCTCCTCGACGCTGTTGTAGGCCACGCGGCCGAAGGCGGTCAGATACTTGGATAGCATCATCGCGAAGGTCGTTTTGCCATTCTTCGTGTCGCCATAGATGATCCAGCTGCCCGTCAGTTCGGGCTCGCCCACCGCATCACGCCATACACCGTCGAACCCGAGGGTGTTGAACTTTGTGGTCAGCACATTACGCGCCGTCAATGCTCTTTTCATTTCCTGTTTATGCGTTTAGGTGTTTAGGTGTTTATCTGTTTATACGTTGAACGAATCAACAATTCAACAGGGCGAAGCCCTCAACAATTAGGCGCAGCCTTCGATAGTTCGATGTTTATGCGTCGGAGGGATGGCGTGTTGTCTTCGCCCATCAGACGGCGAAGCAGGCGGTTCACATCCGTATCCGCCCCAGCGTTGGCTTTGATGATCATCGCGGCCGTCAGTTGAAGGAAGCGCTCGGCCTCTTCGCGGGCCGTGGGCACGACCTTGCCGTAGCGCTTGCCAAAGCGGCCGAAGATTTCGGCGTAGCCCACCTTCTTGTTGTCGATGGCCCGGCGGATCTTTTCGCTGAGGCCATCCGCGCCCATCATATAATACCCGCAGCAGTGCTCCGTGGCGTTCCATAGGGCTTTGATCTCGAGGAAAGCCTCATAGCTGAGGTCGCCCGCTTCGTCGAGGATGACCAGCGGCCGATCGAGCGTTTTGAGGTAGAACACGAGGTCGTTGTAGACGTCCGCCAGCCGCCCCGTGCTACCCACGCCAAACTCCCGGGCGATACCCCGCAGCAGCTTTTGCCGCGTTTTGACCTGCGAGCAATCCACGTAGACGGCATTGCGGTGCGTTTTGACATATTGCCGGGCGGTGTAGGTCTTTCCGATGTCGGTCAGGTCGCAGAGCATGGCCGAGAGGCCGTTCTGCTGGCACATTTCGAGCTGCGCCGTGATGTATTTGAAGACGGGCGTTTCGGCCGTCTGCCATGCCGGCGCATCGGTCAGGCCGACGCCCAAGCGGCGGGCGATGCTGATCCACTTTTCGTCGGCCAGCACCCCGACCCTCTCACCCCGCTTGATGCGGCTGTATTGCGCGCTGCCTATGCCAAGCGTGGCGGCAAAGCGGGCGTCCGAGCCGTCGAAGTTCGCCCGACGCGCCGCCAGCGCGGCCCGGATTTTCTCTTTGTATTCGTTCGTGAGGCTCATATATTCGCGTGTTTTTAACGTTATTCTTACTTGCTTATGACTGAGTATTATTTGCTTGAATGCATGATCCCTGACGAGCTGCCCGACAAGCAGTTCGTCGAGAGTACCAAAGCTCTTTTGTCGTTTTCCCGGCTGATGAAATGCCCTTGCCGGCAGGTGCAAGGGGAAAACTATTGGTTAGTTGAATTGCCGGCTGACCCATATGCTTTCTGCGAGGCGATAAATGCGTTTGAGGCGTTTTGCCCACTTTATCAGATTGCTCATTCTCTACAATATTATCCTGTCGAAACATGTCCTATTCGTGTTAAGTAGTTTCTATTTTGTTGGTTCATAATTGATCGATCGCACGGGCGGCCCAATCCTCCATTGAGGCCGTGAGTTCGTCTTCCTCGTAGCCGATCGGCTGGCGGGTCTCGACGATTTTGACCGGCGCCGCGGCCACAGCCTCAGCCGTCTCCCGATCCACCCGACCCACCTGGGGAATCTCTTCGCGTCGCTCGCGGATCATCCGGTCGAAGCGCGCCGCCCGCTTGTGTTGCACGAGCATCCGCGCCTCGTCCGCCTCAGTGCGTTCCGCGGCGCATTCGTTGTATGCCATTGCCGCCCGAGCTGTCGCCTGGCCGATGTAGACGTCGCCCTGATAGAGGTAGACGCACGGCACCGAGCCATCCTCGAGGGGCAGCCAGTAGGCCGTCACGCGCCGATCGTTCGGCTGAAGACGGCTGAGCATATCAAAGTCCGCAAGGGCGAACTCGGCGCTGGCTACCCGCACGTAGTCGTTGTTGCGGATGGTCGTTTCCGTCACGTTGCCGATGTGTTTATACAGCCTTTCCGGCGCGATCGGCCGCAGCGTCGGGTTGGCGTGTTTCAAAAGCACCTCGCGGCGGGTCAGCCCGGGAAACTCTTTCTGCCGTGGATGCAAGGCGTTATTATGCAACTCAATGTCTGCCAAATCGTCGGCAATGATCGTTTGCGGTTGAAAGGTGGGATCGATGAAATCGCCGTGCACCTTGTTGCGCACGCTTTTGAAGGCCTCCGCCTTGCCGTACCAACGGCCGCGCATGTGCCCTTGCTTCTTCGATGTGCCCCATTTGAGCGACCGGATGTTGTGCTCGGCCCGTTTCTCGGTGGGCGACGAACAGAATCGGACGAATTGGAAGGCCTCGGGCAGCCATTCGATGTTTTGCATCAGGTGATGCTCCACTTCCAGCTCGGCCGGCATGGGCAGACCCAGCTCCGTGAGCTCGCAAAAGACGTTGCGGAAGGCCTCCATCACGGTGTCTAACGTGGGCGTGCCCACGGTGTAGGCCGGGCGGAACCAGTAGCCCGAGACGACGTCCACGCAGAGGTATTTGGCCACCCAGCCGCGGGTGCTTTTTCGGGACAGGACGGCGTCGTCCATCGAGATTTTGGAGAGGGCAAACCTGCCATTGTGTCGCACATGCTTCGGGCGCTGCGAGTTGGCGTAGTCGAACTGGCCGTTGCGGTCGGCATAGACGGCCGTCTCGTTGACCACGTTTTTCAGGTACCGCCGGATGGTCGAGCAGCTCACCGCCTGCGGGCGGCCTTTGTAACGGTAATCCTCAGGGCGGAACACTTCGCCCGTCGCCCGGTCGAACAGCTCCGTATCGCCCGCCGCAAACTCCAAATACAGTTCGTGCACTCGGGCTGCAAACGGCTTGTCGTTCGTTCGCCAAAGCGCCACGATCAGGTTTTCAGCCCGGCGAGACACCTTGCGCGCCGCGTCGTTGCCCATGTTGCGGGGCAGCAGCGAGGCGTACCCCTCAGCCATGTAGGCGCGGAAGGCGCGC